ATCTAGGGAAGTACGTACAACCTCGTTCATTATTTGTATTAGGTCACTCTTTATTACATCTAAAACTATCTTCTTAGCAGCAGGGTCTTTAATACTGCCAAAAGCATCAAGGCACTTCTTTGACATATCCGATAATTTTATATCTGCAATAGTTGCTTTATAGTGCCAAGCCATTATCTTCCTGTCAGGGTTATCCTGTAATTAGATAACACCAAAGAAACCTCAGGCAGGAAACCCATAGCCGCAGGTGTCGTGTTAGTAGCCGACCTTCCTGTCTTATCACTTTGTTGCCCTTGATTAGATTGTATTGTCCTAATAAGAGCATAACCACACTGATTTGCTATAGCAGAACGCAACGGGCTCTTCTCAATAACCTTAATATTTTTATCGTTATCGTCCGATTCGTCTAAGCACAAACCACCCCAATAAGTAATTTCCAAATTATCTGTACCAGGTCTAAGTGCTTTCATATTTATTCTAACCAAGCCCTTTTCTTTGTTCACTTGATAATATTCGTCAGATACAACCTCGTCGTTGCATTTAACAACAAAGGGGTGCTCTAAGTCTATTACAACAGGAGCCTCAAGTAACTTAACATTGTAATAGCGTCCAATGTTTAAAACAGAAAAAAGTTCTGTGTGTTCTCCAAAAATAAAGTCACGACGACAAAATACTTTGGCGTTTGCTGTCCACATACGAATAAGGTCGTCGATTAAATCGTCGTACATCTCCTGTTTATCAGGAACTTTACCGTATTTCTTAACGTCTTGTCTTGTGCAAAATAATGTTTCCATAAGGTCTCCTAAACAAAAAGAGGTGCATTACAAGATTATAATACACCCCGTTTCCAAATAAGTAAAGAAAAAACTTACTTTTTCTTTTTTGGCACTTCTTGGAAGTAATAGACATCAATCGTTTCTTGTCCATTACCACCAACGGTGTATGATTGAGATAACAAGTGTTCGGCAATCTCTAAGGTAACTTCATAGGTTTTACCTTGTTCGTAGATAGCCCGTTTATAACCATAAGTACCACCCTTAACCAATTTAATCCATTTTGTTTTATCAGGCTCTTCTTTCGGAGCAACTGTTTTCGGTTGCGGAATACGAGCAGCACGAGTCGGCTTCGTAACAACAGGGTCAATATTCAGTGTTGCTTTCGGTGCAGCGGTTTCAGTGGATTGTGTATTTAATTCAGCCATTGTATAATTCCTTTCTAATAAGTTGATAATGTTGGGGGGTGTATTTCAACCCCCCAAGGTTTCTAGCTAGCGTCTTCTTCGTCAGAGACAATCTTGACAGGCAGAGCAGCAGGCAGTGTCGTATCACCGATGTTGGTGATTTTAACCATTTTGTCTGTGTCAACAATCGTCAAACCAACACGCATCGTGACAACGATGATGATGGCACGTTCACGCACGTCACGGTCCATTTCAACACGGATGTCACGGTGGATACCCATAGTAACATCATTCGGGTCGAGCAAGATACCGTCAGCAGCAGCCATACGAGAAGCACCCACAACAGGCACACCCAAAATTTGAATCGGGGCTTTGCTTGTTAAGTAGGCATCACCCAAATCAGAACGCCGTTCAGCAACCGCAGCACGCAAATCGATTTCACGAGTCGGGTTCAAGAAGAATTTGTAATTGTTCAGATATGAATGATATTGAATCGGCAACATCTTCAAGGCACCAGCGTACAAAGCAACATTTTGTTCTTGTCCGTCAGCGTCATACGGGTGAGCCGTAGCCAATTTCAAGATACCGTTTTGAGTTTTCAAGAAGGCATCTTCGTCATTAGCAGTATCACCATTGATAACCAGGTCTTCCAAGTCCATGGCGATTTTCTTTTGGAGCATTTCCATAATCGTGTCTTGGAGAGCAGATTTTTCAATGTTGTCTTCCAAAACTTCATACGGAATGTCAACTTCTGTGATGTATTCAACAGTGTTCAATGTGAGCTTGTCTGTCGACGGTTTCACACGGTCAGCACGAGCCAAAGCACGAGCAGATTTCGTGTAATTGCTGTTAGCAGGGTCAGAAATATTGCCTTCAGCAGCGGGGTGTAACACACGACCGTTGATAGCAATTTTGTCCACCTGCATAGACGGTTTAGCCATCGGGACTTTCCGAATTAACGGTAAAATCGTCGGAGTGGCATCTAAGCCTTGGTAGAATTTGTTAAATTGTTCAGGTAACAGCAAACCACCACTAGTCAAATCAGACAGGGCGATGTCTGCACGTTGGATTAATTCTGCATTATTCATTGTTTTTTCCTTTCAGTATGCAGTTGTTAAAGACCGAGGATACCAGACAGTTGAGAACGGAAGGTTTTAGCCTTTTCCGCCTTAACAGCAAGTTCTTTCTCAGCATTTTCATTAGAAGCACAACCAGATGTTTCAAAAATCTCTGATTTTTTAGACGGGCTTGCTTCTACATCAGCCCCAGATTCCTCAGCCTTTTGGGCTTTGGACATCAGCTCTTCGATTGTCTTTTGCAATTCTTCAACTTTAGAACGCAATTCGGCAACCTCAGTACCTTCCGACTTCACTTCCTCTTTAGAGGCTTCCGCATTCGGAGCTTCCGCAACAGCTTCAGGTTCAGCAGGAGCAACAGGTGCTTCCTCAGCAGCATTAGGCTGTTCGGCAGGAGCTTCTTCGGCGGGTGTTTCAGCCGCAGGTTCAGCAGCAGGTTCCGCAGGTGTTTCCACAGGTGCTTCAGCAGCAACTGTTTCTTCTTTTACGGCTTCTACTTCTTTATTTTCTTGTTCTGCCATTTTAAGTCCTTTCTCTTTTTTCATAGCATTTAGCCATTGTTCTCCCGCTTCCTTTTTCGCTAAATCAGCGGAGCCTAACAACGCAGTTGTTAAAGCATTTAATTTAACGAGAATGTCAGCGAAGTCCGCACACGCCTTTTTGAGGTATGCGTCTTTATCTACAACTTCAGGGTTACTGTAAATAACATACAAGACGTTGTAAAAGGTTTCAAACATTTCAGAAAATCCAACTGGTGTCGGATAAGCGTCCATCCCAGAAGACAAAGCCTCATCAAGGGTGTTGCCATAAGCCAACATCGCTTCGAATTTCTGTGTTAATTCCGCAGGTTCGGAAGTTTCACTCTTCATAGTGACTTCCGCCAATTTCTTGTTTTCAGAAGGTTCCTCTTTACTTTCAGGTTCTTGAACTTTTGCTACACAAACAGAAACGTCGTCCGTAATAGCAATAATTCTTTCGTCTACCAAGTTTTCTTTCACTTCGCTGGTAGCAACAAACCCACCTTCAACTTTAGAAATAGTGTAGCCGTTCCAGTTGTTTTGGTCCATATAGGCTTTTACATCCTCTTCAGATTTAAAAGAAGGTCCAAAAACAAACTCTTTAACAACACCACCGTCTGTAAAATTAGATTCTTTTTTGCAGACGTTTGCAACCGTATCCCCGCTCGTATTCGCTGGCTCTTCAGCCTTTAGCGGAGCAGGGTTAATCTCTTGTTCCATTTTAATGTCTTTAAACGGTGTTAAATTAGCAGGGTGGTTTACAATAGAAACATAACGAGGTTCTGCTTCAACCAACATCCTAGATACACGTTTAACTCTTTTTCTCTTTTGTTCCATATCTATCTCCTAATTAATAAAAAATCTATGGGCGTGACCCTCTGCCTCTTCCGTTGCAGAACCACACTTAATTATATGATAATGTCCATTATCTACTGAGGTTTTACCGAAAAGAGGTTTACCTGTCTCGCTTACCGTAATGTAGTATGCGTGATTGTGCCCGTCCTCTTGTTTTTCGGTGTACCCCCAGATATTCTGCTGAACTTCATACTCAACAGAAACAGGCACGCCCTTAGCAAGAACTTCCATAGAGAAGCCATTATATTCGCCTTTCTCAATTTTATCCCACACGATTGGGTCTTCCACCTTAACAGAAACAACCCAAGCACCTTCAGGATAATCTGGATTTTCGTGATTGATATAACTTTCTACAGCATACGCATCTATAACATTGTTGTCGTGCATTACATCGATTTTCTTTGTAATACTTTCAGACATAAATTTATGAGCGAGCTCTTCAATTCCTTCTGCCGACATAAAGTCACCATAGGAATCTAAAACAAAAGGGGCATAAACCACACCTGTAACGATGTGTTTCTTACTGTCAATAGACTTAACTGTAATTTCTGCCTTGTTATTCACTTGTTAACTTTTCTGCCTCTTCTAAATCGTTGTTAAGCATCCTTATAGTATCTACTACTTCATATTTTATATCAGAACTATTATTTTTGTCAAGTGGTTCATTTGAATTTTCTTTATTTTCTGTTGTATTTGCTGCAGCAGTGGCATCCGCCGTGGTCTCTTCAGAAGGATTTGCACTTACATTTACAGGTGCTGTAGAAGGATTATTAACATTATTAGCACCACCACGAGGGTCTTTACCCAAAACAGAAATTGCACCATTGATTTTCGCCATAAATTCGTCAACACCCTTGATAACAACACCACGATTTATGTAGTCTCTAATCATTGAATACGGATAGTCACCCCAAGCGTCCTTAACAGGTTCAATCTTGAGGTCAAACAGTTTATTCGTAATAGAAATAACTGTGTTCGGGGTAAGAGCACCCTCTTCACCAACCGTCTTCAACAATACAGAAATGTCATTAGCGTCTGTAATCGTCGGACCCATTGAGCGGAAACGCCAAGCACCCAAGTTAAGTGTTGACATAATCTGATTATTGAACATATCGTCAAAAGCGTTTCTTTCTGGTAAAAATACTTGACTTTCAACCACTTGCATAGCAACAGCGGCGGAAGCCTTGTTATAGTCATCTGAACGTCCGATGTGCAAAGGACTTAATCTGAAAGAGGAACGTATTTTTAACATATTGAAATCGTCGTAGTCCTTAAACAGACCATCTTGTTGACGTTCAGAAATCATAGGCTTCAATTCAACCTTCGGTGCAGGTTGGGAGTGTGTCAAATCAGCATTGGAATCGTCAGAAGATGCTTCCAACACCAGCACACGGTTCATAGCGTCTTTGCCACGAACAGCCGTAATATATTTTTGTATGGTGTCATACGATTCGGCAGTTAAAGCACCACCAGAAATCAAAACAGCCATAGCAGGAATAGCATTGTCTCTAAAGAAGTTCAAGTTAACAAGTTCTGATTCTCTTGAACCTAAAATACAAGGAAGTACCCCTAACCAACGAGGATTACCATAAACTTGCCCTGGTGTATATATAGAAGTATGAATAACCTCGGTTGCACAATCTTCTATCTTGAGAGTGCTATCTTCTTGTCCATTAAGGGGGTTAATCTTACGAGGGTCACCAAATTCCTTAAAATAAACACGCTTCGCAGTATTTGAAGGGTCAATTTGAACAAATCTACGGAAGCGTCGTCTTACTGTTCTTGTTATGGTCTTACCTGATTCTGGGTCTGTCATTGTAACTTTGGATTCAACCAATTTACGACCAACCTTCGTCATACGCATTGTTTCAGCAGGAATATGGTCTATTGCAACAACTTCACCTGTTTTAGTTCTGCTAATTTCAAGATAAGCATTACCATAAGTTTCGAGGTCTTGTCTGTATCTCTTACGAATTTCTACAAGGCTCATACCAGTTGTCGGGCTTGGACAGTTAATTAAATTTCTAGCCCTTTCGTATTCGCCTTTGGCTTTCGGCTTACCACGTTTACCTTCTGTGCCTATGTATTCAAGAACACTACCATAACTGTCTATATTCACAACATAAGCACTGATACACTGTTTTAAAACGTTGCTTTCTTCAACAATAGAAGCCAATTTAGTGGGGTTAACCATTGGTTCCATTAATTCGAGTGGCTCTTCTTCTTTCTTGTCTTTAGTAGAGTGCTGGGGGAGGTAAGCACCAATCTTAATTGCGTCTTCTTCAGTGTTAATCAGTTGTTTTTCTGATTTTGCAACCGTTTGCAAATTTTCTTCGACCTTAGAACGATGAC